TCATAATAAGATTTTTAATTCATAACTTGTTCATTATAAAATTCTTATTTTCTGCAAATTTACGCTCTTGGAACCATATAAACAACTGTACTACAATATTTTAATTTATAGAACTCCTCTTAAATTATACATTGGTGTTTTGACAAAAAAAAGTGTCGCAACACCATATAAACATCGGCGTTACGACATAAAAGTACTACTGTAACAATTGCAAATATATATAATCCTATTGGAAAATTGTATTTTTTACTATATAAATTTCGATAAAAATTGTATTTAAATAAAACATCCCGACTCATCATGAGCCAGGGTATTCAACTTATGAATTAAAAATCTTATTATGAGGGATCGTTGTTGCGCCAGCGTTTTCTTGCCAACAGCGCAACAATCAAAACAGTTATACTTACACATGCTAGGGCTATTTGTTTAAACAATGTGGATTCTTTTTTTTCCTTTATGGTTTCTGATTGCTTTTTCTCATGGACATCAGAAGTCGTTTCCTTGTCGGCTTTGACATTCGTGGTATCGGCTACCATCATCTGTCTATCTTCTTTCTGACTGAAACTTCTCTCTACCTGTCCATCTGCCAGTAACGGAGGTTTCCCGGTCAGGCTGTCAGGCGGTTTTTGGGTATCATAGATACGAAAATCAATTACATAGTTACCATTAGTGGTAATGAGTTCGCTCAAAGAGGTGCTTGATCCGTGTACGATGTTGACAGATTCACTGGCGCTATCTTTGCTGATTACTTCTACATCGGACTTGACAGCCTTATGCGAGCTGCCACATGATCCGAACAACAGGAACAAACACATGAAAGGAGCCAGCAATATATGTCGGCTTACCCAGTTCATAACTCTAACCAACATAAGAGATATTATTTATGCGGTTCATCCACCCCCGTTTGAACTTGTTGTTTGCTGGGCGTTTCCGGCATATATCCTCGATAAAATCAAACCGTGCAATCTTGATCTGGTCAAACAGTTCACGCGGATTACGGGAATTAACTGCGGCAATGGTTTTGGGACCTACAATGCCATCCACTGTAACACCAAGCAAGCGTTGAGGAATCTTAATTCCGTGCGCACCGGATGCCCAGACCCAATCAACCAATATATCAGCAACTGATTGCGATTTTATCTCATCAGCCTTCCATCTGTCCCAGTACATGGTTTTCAAGATTTCCGTCCATTCCTCTTTTGTGAGATTTTTCAATCTTTCAACTGTAGGCTTGGAATATCCTTTCTTTCGGCAATATGCCTCATAGGTTCCGATAGTCACCCCCATATTGGTAGCCCCTCCCAAATCGTCAGGGTCATTTACAAAACCGCCTTCCCATTTCAGAATAAACGGTGCAAGTTTTCTTACGTCAGTCATACTACTCATTAATTATAATTATTCGATTTTATTTTCTTTGAATTCCGGCAGGATATATTGTATGTTAACCGCTGCTTCATGCAAGACCTTATGAAGTTCATCTTCATTCAAATCCGTTTCATCTGTAAACTCACAAAATATATTTCCAACCCAATCTTGAGATGAATTAAGCCGTTTAATAGCGACGCTGTTGCATCCATTTGTTGATAATAGAGATTTGGCAACCTTATCCTTAACTTGATTATCAATATCTGAATAGAACATGAAAAGATTCTTTGCGAGATTTTCTGCAAAAACGGCCACTTCACTCATGGGAAGTGATTGGATGTTTTCACGCATTCCGGCTATACCTTTTCGTTTTACCTCGAACTGCACCGAAAGAAAAGCTATATGCCCCAAAGGATGGGGTTGTACGATATATACCCTGTCTGCTTTCGTTTCATAAAGTACACGCCACAGCTCACCGAACACCTTGGCGGAGTTCTCGCTGCGGTGGTAACTTCTTCTTTCCTCCTCTTTTTTAAAATATTCCACTTTTAAATCAGTCAGTTTGTTTTTGGTATACTGATTATAGGCGAAATAAGCTGCCAGCAATGTTCCGGCAGCACTAATAATGTTTGCAATATCTATCTCCATTACATTCACCGTTTAATTATTATATGATAAATTATTCATCCTGTTTCCTTTATTTCTCAACTGTCCCTATCTTTCCTGAAAAAATACCTAGAATTTATATATATGCAAAATAAATCCATATCCATATTGCTTACTATTCATATTTCACTATCTTTGTCAATACTTTGTTGACCTGATTCTTTCAAAACTATTATTGATTGGATTTAACCTCCCCCCGTCAGACTGTGAAGCCAGACGGGGGATTCCATTATTCGACAGATAGACAATAAAAAAAGAGCCTGATGACAATATTTATTGCCATCAAGCTCCTGGTTACACTGCAAAGATAGTGAAAACTATTCCATATTCAATCCATATTGAAAAAAATAATCAGGAGCAATATTTCGATTATCCGAAGAATTTAAAGAGTCACAATATTAATAGAAAACAAATAGGATTCATGAAATCTACCGGTTGTCTATAAAATCAGATGTCCTCAAACTTTTATCAGGAAACATCTTTACTTTTCTCCTTTTCCTTTGAACGTTTTTCAAGTCACGTACTATGGTGCTGGAAAGTATCTCTGAATAAATCTGTGTGGTCTTGACGGAAGTATGTCCGAGCAGTTTCTGGACTGTTGTAATCGCAACTCCCTGATGAACCAGCAGAGTGGCACAGGTATGACGGCTCACATGATAGGTTATCCGCTTTTTGATACCACACAATCCGGCCAGCTTTCGAAGCTGCCTGTTCACCTCCGAGTTGCAAGGCAGGGCTGCAAGACTGCCGATATCCGGATAGCGGTCAAGAATGCCCAATGCCCTGCTTTCAAAAAGCAAATGCAACGGCAGACGGATTTCCACCCCTGTCTTGACGGATTTGAAGTACAGCCACCTCTTGCCGTTTATCCTGATAAAATTCTCAGGTGTGAGCTGGCAGAAATCAGAATAACGCAAGCCGGTATAACAGCAGAATAGGAAAGCATCGAGCACATGGCGCATGGACTCTTCTTCCACTTCGACTGTTTCCAGCTTCTTCAACTCGTCCGGGGTAAGAAACTCATGTCTGCCTTTCTCCTGCTTGATCTTGTATTTCCGAAAGGGATAAGCGTCCGCGTGCATGTATCCCTGGTTGATTGCCTCATTGACCAAGGTACGGAGCTGTCTCATGTGCTTGGCTATCGTATTGACCGCATTGCCCTTTTCCCTTAAGTATTGCTCAAAATCACGAAGGAATGTATAGGTAAGGTCCTTGAAGTCCAATCCGGAACGGAAATCATGCAGGACTGCCAGTGTAGAGTGCAGGTTGTCCTTGGTGGACTGTTTCTTGTCCGAATTGTCAATGGCTGATTTGGCAAAAGTGGAGAAGCTGACATTCACGGCACTTTTCTTTTTGACGGCATCTTTCAGTAAAGAGAGTGTGGCAGGTATTCCACGCTTCCAATACCCTAACTCTATGCCTTGCAAATACAGGATGTATTCATAGAGCATTGCGTTAAGTTCCTCAGCTTGTGGATGGTTAATGACTTGTGCCCCTTCACGGCTCCAGTACTCCGGTTTGAGGTACACGTTTGTCTTCAGGTAGATTTTCCTTTGGTTTAAATAAGCTTCAACCTGTACAAGGGCCGTGCCTTGCTTATTCAGTTTCTTTTGGCGGTTAAAGACCAACCTGTATCGTATCTTCTCTAGCATATTTTTATTTTAAATTTAGCTATTTCTCCAAAATAATCAAATTCGACAATATTAATCCTGATCTTTCGACCTGGAAGGACTGTTAGGGATAAATGATACGTGGTACAGAAAGAGATCTGTTAGTATTACCGATTTTAATGAATTTAAGAGTACTGGATATACACTTCTCGAAGGAGTTCAATCAATGGACAATAAACCAAATACACCGAGTAATTATGGATACTTGGAAGCTATTTTTTATAAAGATGGCTATACCAAGCAGTTTTTTACAGATTTGCAGAGCAGAGTTTTTGTTCGAGCATCTAATAATGGAGTTTGGGATAGCTGGAAACAAATGCAAACAACATAGTATTACAAATAAGCTATATTTTAATGAAATAAAACAGACGGGTGCCGGCCCACACCCGTCCGCTCCTCATGTTACCAAATAATTATAGTATTTCTACATTTTCAGCATCATCCAGATTCTCATCAACTATATTCATGGATGAAGACAGGTCAACAAAACTAGAATCCAAAAACAAAGCACTTACACGAAATGAAGCTGTGTTTGTCTTACTCCGAACGAAGAGGGAACCATCTTTTCGTTTGAACTCTATTTCAGAAGTTATACTACCGTTGACTTTCCTTATGATATAGGAGTTACCAGTATTACTATTAATAAAGAACATACCTGTAACGCCACCCCAATATATATACAATATTACACCGACATAGGAGTTGCCTGAATTCGCTATGCGAACGATACATACTTCTTGAACAGAGCCTTTATTGCAAGCCAATACAGGAGAAAGAACACCTTTCCTTAATAGCCCTTCACTTCCTAAATTGGCAATCGGCATTAGTCCTTCCAGCTCTCAAATATTGCTAAATTCTTGTCAAGATATAGGAATTTCGATTGCGCCGGATGGTAAATCTAGATTGTTTTCATGGCTTAGATTGAGCCCCCCATTCGTGCCAATGCACAATGTACTGATATACACGTATGCTAATGATTTTACATAAACAATGGTTTTGTTCTCTTCTTTTTGATAATAAACATTAGTTAAATAGGTTCCTCTTTTTATCGAATTAACGGATAGACCATTGCTATATCCTGTTAATAAAACAACAGACGGAGATGAATTATCATGGTTCTTAAATACTGAAATAAGCATTGATATTCCTGTTGTACTATTTTCAAATTCGGCAATTTTGCAACACTTCTGCTGGTCTCTTTGATATGAAGTGGTCATTCTTTGAATTGATGGCATCAATCCATCTTTTTCACTCGTTGCAACACCTATCAGTTCTTCCAGTACTGAGGCATTGGCTTTCAACGCCTCACTTAATTCCATCTTTTCCATAATATTTTTTATTTACCAGTTTCCAAATTGTTTTTCTTATAATCCTGCCATGAGTCGGCAAGCTGCCCCACCGAAGCGGAAGTGTAGAGGTCAAGTATATGAATCTCGTCATCGGCAAGCTCCACAAGCTCGTTCCGATAGATCTTCTCCGCAAGCACGTGCGCCGGAAGACCGGGCACGTTCCTGTAAATGCCGTCAGCGATATCCTTACGGATATCCGCTATCACCATATCCTGTCTGTCTATCCCCGTGAACAGGGGAAATTTTGTAAAATCAACTTTCATAATATTCTTAATTAAATACTGTTATCCGCAATAAAACATAACCCAATAATTGCCCATACATTTAATGAATCCGGATGAATAATCCAAATCCATATAGGACGCCTCTTTTCCTCCAGGGGCAGGCAGGATGCGCCCTCCTGTCAGTCTTACCCCGCCGCTCATACGTTTGAAGTATATGGTATGCCCGGGAACATTCGGAGGAAGCGTCACCTCTATGTTACCCGTATTAATAAACATCACATTGTCATCATTGTTATTCAGAGAGGTGCTGACGGATATGTTCCTCCAGTTGCCCACTATGCCACGGAGAGAAACATAACTGTCATTGTCCGGATGAAGGAAAATGTTACCTCCCTCCACGAACAGGGGAATGCTCGGGGTCTTGATATGCATCCCGAGCATGGCGTTCGGACTCTGTATGTCAATTCCGGCATCATACTTAATCCCTTCGATTGTGACAAACTGCGTGTTTCCCCCGAGTTTTACGCTTGCGAATGTCCTGTCGTTATAAAACTCAATCTGCCCGGCGGATAATTTGAATCCGACATAAGTGTCTGTTGTATCCTCATATAGAGTTTTTGAGGACAATACTCCGGAAGCGATGGAGAACGGACCGATACGTCCGCTATCCGCCGTGATTTTTCCGCTGATATCCACATCAACCGCCCTGATACCGTCCGCGTCAATCATGGACGCCTTGATTTTCTCGGTCAGCAACAGTTTGGTGGCGATAAAAGTCCAGCTCTGTGCCGCCTCCCAGTATTTTATTTTTCCCGAAGCCACATTCTGCTTGGGAGTCTCCGTCGATACCGATGTATGCGAACGGATGCACAGGTACAGCAGGTTGTCATAAAGTACAATGTCGTAAAACTGCTGCCCTTGCTTGCCCTCCAGGTAAGACACAGACGCCCCCCATACACGCATACGCATGCGCGCTCCCTTATCTCCCTTGTCACCTTTGGGAGCAAAACTGACCTGTCCGGTTCTAGTCACCAACGGCATATCACCTCCTTACTCCTTGGTTGTGATGGTCCATGCCACATTGCCTCCTGCCTGCTGGCACATGTCCCAAGTACACGTGCCGGAAGTGGCTGCCGTACCGGAGGTGGACGGGTTAAGGATCACCCCGGCACTGTCCATGAACACGAAATAGAAAGTCATGTCCTTGTACTTGGTGGTACTCCCACGCTTGACCAGAATGGGCTTATAGACCACCGTGTCACCACTTTCCCGGATGGTTTCGTCCTCGGGCGTGGGGTTCAGGATCAAATCAAACGGGTCGGACGCATCCATTACGGACTGCGTGTCCTGACCGATGAGCTTGCCACTCTGGTACACCTCCACCTTGAACACACCTGTCGTGTCAACCATATCGTTGGTGACGGTCAATGTCTGCGTGGTCTTTCCGCCCAGCACGCTCCACGCACCGTTGACCTGGTTGTACCACTTGTAGGTCAAGCCTGTAGTGATCTCGTCACTGCCCATGCGGGCTACGGCTTTCAGAATACAGCTCTGCCCTTTGTCCCGAAGGGTAAAATACTTGTTGTCACCGGCAATGATCGTCACATGCTTCTGGTTCCCGACCCCCTTGGTGATGGGGATGCTATAGACGAACTGGACGGTGTCGCTGGTATTCCCTACGGTCACGGTGGCTTCACCCTTGATGGTACAGGAGGCCGCTCCGCTCGCCTTGACCAGGTTCTTGACGATCTGCAATCCGTAGTAATCCGTCGTACCGGACTGGTAAGGGATAAACTTGAAATGTCCCGTCTCACCGCCAAACGTGTTGGTGGAGACATTGCCCGAGAACTTGATCTCGACATCATTGAAATACCATTTCATGGAGGAAGGGACCACCAGCCCTTCCGCCACCCGCGAAGAGGTGAGAATGAAGGACAAGACAGGCTTGAGCGATGCGAAGTCCGGCGCGATGTTTGTCGGCGCGGACGCTTCGCCCATATACTCCTGATACAGATCTCCCTGATTACACTGGATTGACGGCATATAAACGCCGCCCTTTTGCGAAAATATGACCTGTCCGGTCGCGCTGGCCAAACTCATGACGCTCCTCCTTCCCCGGTTGTTTCCGTACTATCCGTGCCTTCGGAGCTTCCGGTGTTGTCCTCCCCCCAAGAGGCAGGTGTGAATACTTCGACGGGATGGTCCGTACCGTCTATCTCTTCTTTCGCCGCCTGCGGGGTCAGGCAGATGCCGCCCACTTCCTTGGCTCTCTCAAACACAGTGTCGCCGGGGAAACGTGCCACGTCCGCCTGCCACAATAAAACATTGCCATCCGCTGTCCTGTTGCGGATACCGGTCAGATGCAACCGGTCTGCAACCTCCTTCGTTACTTTAATGTAAAATGCCATAATTCCATTGTTTTTAATGTTATCCAAATTTTCTTGCTACTACCGCCTTGCCCCCCTGCGTGAGCACCTTGCCGCCTTGTGTCAGCGCCACGTAAGGGCCTCTGTCCTCCACCTCCAGCTTTAACATCATGCCGTTGCTGAAAGGTATCTTGGGAGAATATCCGCCGGCAACCTTGGCATATCCGGCATCTCCGCTCTTCTTGACGTACCAGTGACAGTTAAACATGGCGGATGGATTCGGGATAACCCCCATGGTATCCCGAATGACGGGCTTGGGAAAGATGGCGTAAGTCCCGTCCGGAACACCCGCAGGTACGCCCTCCCAGTCGGCTTCAACCTTCGGAATCCTGCGGCGTATCACCGTAGAGACTGCCGGGTCCGATGCGCCCGGGGTTGATGCCGGAGTCCCGGAAGCCGCATAGGTGGCCTTGCAGACAATCGTGATGTCATCGCCTATATAATTGCGGTCAATCTTGTATACATTCTTGTTCAGTGATACAAACTCCCAGTCGTTGTCACCCGCTCCTGTGGTTATCTCCTCCAGCGCTCCCGTAGGCAACAGGCGGTACCAGAAGAACCTGCACTTGCCCGTAGCCGTCACGTCCGTGTCGCCTACCATCAGTTTAGCCGTGATGGTCTGTGCGGTGATGTCACGCACCGGGTTCCAGTCCAGCGTGGACGGACTGTCTATCGTCAACACGGGGATGGCATCCGTACCGTCAATGGTGCGGATCACCCGGCTCATTTGAAAAGTGAACAGCTGTCCGGTACGTGTGTCGGCATATTCCGCGTAAAATTCCAGCGTGACGGGTTTTAGGACAGCGACATTTCTTTTCATTGTGATCTGTCCCTTGCTGTCACCGGACTCCGTAATGCTGTAGTCTGTGTTTGTCGATGTGATAAGCGTGCGTGTGGATCCGATGCGCTCGTACCACTTCATGTTGGTCAGCCTGGAGTTGACCGCCCCGATCTTAGTCACCGCTTCCGGGTCCGTGGCGTTGCACCGCGGAAACAGGACCAGCGGTGTCAGCGTATAGTCCGGAGTGTATTCAGCCTTGTCAGCCTGGTAGACCTGCATGTCCGGCACGCTGCCCACCACCTCGATGTTACAACTGGTTTGTAACAGCCGGTAGTTGATTTCTATTTTTCGTTGCTTTGTTGCCATTGTATAAAACCATTTTAAAATGTTACAAAATTCTCCGCCACTTCAAACTGCTGCCCGTCACGCAATAACGCCTGTGCTTTAAACGTACACACCCGCATGTTGGTATAATTCGGTCCGAGATCATCTATCGTCAGAGGAAGATTTTTCCCGGCGCCGGCACGCTTCACCGCCCATGCGTTATCTTCTGATACATTCCCGGTATCACGCGTCCAGCTCACATCAGCGTCAAGTATATGATCTGTCACGTCACGGTTGTACAGCTTGCCGGTAATATATAGCGTTGTGGAAAAAGTCTCGATATCAAAATACCACCCCTTTGTGCTGCCGATCTCTATCGTAAATTCCGGGTTCCCTTCCAGCATCGCCCATCCGGCCGCCGCATATTGCGGTTCGTCGGCTGTTCCCGTCATCAGGCACTTCCATTTGCAGCCGTAGTGCCAAACCGTGTCCGCCCGCTCCTGCGTATTGGTGTAAGGATTGTCAGAGGACGCGACTTCGGCCGACCAAAAGCCACGGTCCACCAGTTCCTGTACGGGCAGTCCCTGCCAGTCCACCCGGTAAAGTTCACCGAAGATGCCGGCACGGGCGAATATGTACGAGTGCTTATAGTTGACGGGGAGATTGTCAAACAAATCCAAATTGGGCAAACGCCCCAATATCATGTAATAGTTGTTCTGTTCCAGGACAGGTTTCGTTACTCCTTCCAGCCAGACAAGACATTTATCCGTGGTGGCGGACAAATACCAGTAGCTTTGCCTGTCCTCATTGAAGGCGTTTCCTCTTCTGGTAATGATCGTCAACTCTGTGGGAGGATAGTTTTTACCGCCCGGCACCTCACTGTCCGGGTATGACAACACCGAGATGGAGTTGGCCGGGACATTCTTGGACAGCACGCGCATCCACGAGGCGTAATACTCCCCCGTTGAAAAGAGGTTGTTTACAATCCCGTACACTATATCACCCTCCTGGAATGCGGTAAAGTCATTCTCCCAACGCTTGCGCAATTTCAGGGTATAGGTTCCGTCGCTCTCCAAAGTCACAGACTCAATGACCCCGTTCTCGGAGTAAGACGTATCGCCCTCTTGTGCGTTCAGGCGGTTATAGATGACCTCCTTGAACACTGCGGAACCGCGCACCTCAAGACGCTCGAACTGACCGCGCCCGTCAGGATAGATACCGGCGCCCTTACCGGCAATCATGGAGTCGATGAACTTGCCGAACTTCAATAAGAAATTTGTTCCGTCCGCTTGATCCTTACGAAGGAACATTACTAAGGAGCGCAATGCGGAATACACGTTATGGTCTGTCGCAGGGGTGGAGTCGTGGCTTCCGATCACATACACGCCGCTGCCACCACCCGTATAGGTCTGTCCCTTCAGGGTAAGGCTCTCAACCTTTTCCTCCAGCTCCCCGATACGGGAATAGGCGGCGGTCTCACCAACGGTATAGACAGGCGAATCAAACGGGAAATCCAAGTTAAATTCAAAACCGATAATCCTTGACTTCCTTCCGTTCTCGAAATAGGCTTTGTTGATAAGGTTGACCTTTTGACCGATGCTGTAGAGGTTATGAATGCCGTCCTCGCGGTATGCGTCACCGGACATCATCGTGCAGTCGTAAGTACTCGGGTCAACCTTTGATTTGGAAGCGTATTTTTCCGTCTTGACCTTCAGTTCCTGTTCTGCAGCACCCACAAGCCCCAGTTCGGTTATTTTCGTGCTGTCCCAGCCGGATAGTACATATTCATCTCCATCCTGGGGAAAGAGCACATCGCCGGGAAGCGGTCTGCCGTAGTCCTCATTCCTGACTATCTCCCAAAGCTGTGCCTCAGGGTTCCATCCGCCATCCTCCAGCTTCTCCGGCTTTCCCTCAGGATTGAACTTCACGGCAAACTCCAGACCGTTGAGAAGCCCGGACGCGAAACGTATCCTCAGCTCCTGACCGGGGAGGATATATTTCTCAGAAAAGTTAACACCTGTATCCCTGAAACGGTAGGCATTCCATTTTTCCTCAGTGGTTGTGCCGTCCTCATTCTCCACCTTGTCCGTCACCTCGATGGTAGTAACATCCGACATGGTGCCCGTTCTTCGGGGATAGACTTCATCGAAGATAACCACCTGTTCAATGGCTTCCTCGGTGGTCATATTGGGATAAGCGTCTATGTACGGGGTTCCTTCGGGTAACATCAGCCTGCGCTGCACCACACCGTTCACAACCACGGTCTCATCAACCGGACGGTAGTTAGAAGGGATGTTCTTTGTCGAGCCGAAAGCATAGATTCTTGTCGCATAGGTGGACCGGGATTCAGATCGTGGCATTTCCTGCACGTTTTTCTCGATCTCGAAGTCCACCGCGTCGCCAAACTCACAACGCCCGAAATGGATTATATTCTCGGTTATCCAGCACTCGCAATCCCATTTTTTCGCCATGGAGAAACAGGCATCCAAAATGTTGATGTTCTCATAAGACATCAGTTGTGATTTGTTCTCTACCGTACTGTCAATGGAGAAAACAAAATCCTGTCCTTTGTATGTGTAACCAAGAGCTTTCAAATTTCTAAGGACTATACCGGCTTGTACGTCAAGCGGGGCAGTCAGGTTCCAGGACGCCTCCTGTCCGGCCGTCTCCGGGGTATATTTGAAGATTTTGTTTTTCCATTTCCAATAATAGGCATCAAGCTGAAGCTCATAGTCGTAGCCGGCGGTATTGGTATTGAATGCGGGCTTCTGCAAATCGCACACTTCGAACAGTCCGAAGTCACACTCCATGTATGAGCCAAGTTTGAAATATATGGGATTATCCAAGGAGAACTTTAATGTGATGTAGTCCTCCTTCATCAGAGTGAACTTACGCTTACAGCCTTCATTAATCAGAGTTGTAAGCAGGATAGCACCGGATATGTCTTTGATGTCGATTTGTTTCATGTCTTCAAAGTTCGGAGATAAAAAAAAGAGTGCCCAATTTTGAGCACTCACATACACGACAATAAAACCAATGTCGTGAATTAAGTTCTGTTGGCCGGATTCGGCTCATTGAACTTGGCTGAAATTTTTCCGAAAGTTCGGTCTAAACTCTGTGCGTAAGTGATACTTTTACCGAGATAAATCAGATGATAAATCTCGCTACTATTAGCCGGGACTTGAATATCAACCTTGCCTTTATAAAGCTCATTGAAGAAAGCTTTTTTCTTTGATTGATAATCAGACTGAGAATTACCCTCGATAGTGAACGAAAGAGTTATTTCCCTCTCATCGACTTTAGGATTATTGATTATTACCCGTTTCCCATGTTCAAGTCGGCTTTTGTTCTCAATAAAATCCTTCATGGGAGCGGATGCCCCAATAACATCAAGAAACCCCTCTCCCATTCTCACACCCCATGTTGTATAAGCGTTTTCGCCATTAATTAATAATTCATCCATAGACTATAATTTTGCTGTATTCTTTTTAACTTCTGCTATATCTCTTTGCATCTGTTGAATAGGTTTGACGATTGCCCCTGTATTTTCTGAAATCTGTACCAATTCAAGATAGGATTGCGCTATCAAATCCCGCGTATCATCAGCAATATTTCTTGTTTCCGTATCTATGGAAAGTAGAGCATCTGCTTTTACTGTTAGTAGATTAAGTGATTGAGATTGAATAATATTCTGATTCTTTATTTCTTCTCCTGCAATCTGCAATGCTGTAAACCTACCGTTCAACTCTTCGCCAGTATCTTGACTCATTTCCTGAAAACCTTTGGATGAAGCTGACTGGGATGTTGATTCTTGCGAAATCTTATCATATCCGGTTGCTGCGGCAAGTTCGTCACGGAGCTTCATGGCTTCGTCCACATAACCCATGTATTCATCCATCAGCTCCTTACGCTCATTATTGTCAAGCGTACCATCATCCTTCATGGCTTCACCGAATTTATCATACCATGCCCTCAGTTTGTCACTAAACCGTTCACCGATGGCATTTGACAGCATCGCTTGCATGAAATATTTGGATATGTCATCAGCAAAATCCTCCGCACTCTTCTCCATATCCATCAGACTGCTTACAAAACTGTCATACATGGAATCGAATGACATTCCGATCAAGCCCTCATAAAGACTGTCGGTCAGTTCTTCCAGTTTTCCTGCCTGCTCTATATAATCATCCAGCTTGTCGGTAACACGCTCACCGTAACCTCCCTTACCGGAAGATTCCATGATATCCCATAACCATACGTCCGACCGTAGAGCCTTCATCTGTTCGGGGGTCAGATTCCACAAGGAATCAGTGCCAGAGAAATCCTGCATACCGGTAGCTTTTCTTGCGTGTTCCAGCATTTCATCCGTCCATTTCAGATAATGCTGCCAACTGCCGTGGCTCTTATGATATCCGGCTTGCTCCTTTGCTATTTGCAGATAGTTTTTATTGACTTCCTCCTGATATTTTACAGCTTCCTTGTAAGATTCAACCGATTTCATTCCCCTGCTTGCCTTCATCTCGTCAGTCAGATCCTCGATGGCCGTTTGCAAAGTTTCATTCCTGTTCGTCAGCCTGTCTATCGTTTCCTGTACTTCCTTGGCGTTTCCACCTATTCCAAACAGGGAGTTGAAGCCTCCGAATGAGATCGCGTTCAGGATGTTTCCTATGCCGTCCCTCAATGACCTGCCGATTGTGACAAACAAATCCCCTGACAAGACATCACCGATAATTCCACTGACCGCGTTCAGAACAGCATCAAGCAGACCACCGACAAGATCACTCAATCCGTCTTTGAGTACGTCAATGATGGACAGAATCCATCCGACAATGGGGACCTCCTTAAGAGATTCTGACGTTTTTCCTATGACATCCTTGAATCCGTTCACGGTTTTGATAATTCCGCTATACGCGTTATATAATCCACCGGATGAAATCTGCTGCAAGCCTCCCAACAAATTTTCCATGCTTGCTTTCAGTCTGGTGGCGGTATCAGTCACATTACGCTGGGCCTGATTGGCGATATCCGTCTGTGTCTTTACATTGGCGGATGCAATGTCAGCATTCTGTCGTGCTATATCAAGGGCATTCGCTGTAACCTGCTTTTCTTCTTCTGTTCCACTCTTCTGTGCTTTGGCGTAATCATCCTGTGATTTCTTTAGTTTTTCCAAAGCGGCTGTTTCAATCTCTATGGCATTGATACGGTTTTGTTCGGCTGTATGATAGGCTTTTACATCCTCCCCCAGTTTCTTGAAATTCACCCCACCTGCACCACCCAAAGACTTTTCCATCTGGCTGATGGCGTCAATCAATGATTTCTGACTTGCCTGATCGGAGTTTTTGAACTCGTCGGTTTGGATGTATTTTTTAGCTTCGTCCAAGGCAGGCTTTACCATGTCGGAAAACATGGAACCAAACTCACCGAACACAGTAACCCAATCTATATTGGCTTTTATGGCTTCTGTTTCCTTGTTCTGTATGGCAACATCACGTTGTTTCTCCAGTAACTTTACTTGTGCACTATTAACACCGTTTTCTTCCTGTGCTTTCCTTATTTTTTCCGCATACTCTTGGGCGATAGCCAATTTCTGCTGCTGGAACGTGCCATATTCTTTCAAGTAGTCGTTCAAAGCCTGTTGTTCGGCTTTCAGCTGTCCTTCAGTTACATCGGAAATATCTTTATCCCTCATACTTTCGGCATTGGCATAAGCTTCCGAGATTTCCTGTGCCTGCTTGTCGGTCAGCTTACCGTTACCAGCTTTGCTCCATTCTTCCTCCTGTTTTCTTATCGCATCAATCTGTTTCTGATAATCAAGGTCAATCTGTTCCAACTTCTTTTCTGTGCCTTCTCTCATCAGGTTGATTTCATCCTGTTGGTTCTGACGGCGAAGTGAAAGAAGTTGTTCGGCTGTCTTTTTTTGTTCTTTTTTTTGCTTTTCAGCAGCTTTTTCCTGCTTGGTTAAAGAACTACCAGTGATACCACCTAAATTTTTATAGGATTTTTCAGTTGTTTCTACCCGTTTCTTAGCTTCTTCATACTGCTTTGAGGTAAACTTGGATTTGTCCTTTTCTATTTCAGAGAGTTTCTTTTTGGCATCTTCCCACTCTTTCTTGGCTTTATCGTAGTCTTGTTTGTAAGTAGTTTTGTTTTTCTCTGAATCAATACGGGTTTGCTTGGCAGATTTTGCAGTATCTATGAGTGTTTTTATGTCTTTGACATTATAGATTGCTTCATCTGACAAAGTTCCCTCTACATCAATAGGCAAACGGAGTTTGATGGTTCCATTATCACCCTTTCCTTTGATTCTCCTTTCAAGTTCGGAAATATATCGGTCAAATTCCTTTACATCAACATTGTTCAAATTGGATATGAATTGCTCTGAAATGCCTTTCCCCTTGTCTTGTAACATAACGTCACGCATAGCACGCAATTCTTTCATCTTCTTCACATATCCATCAACACCTTGCTGGCCGGAAAGAGATTTTAGTAAATTTTCGTAATATTTGATTTCAGATTCAATATTAGAAAATTCTTTGGCTTGTTTTTCTCCGGCACGTTTTGCATCTTCCTCTGCGATCTGCTGCTTTAATTTGAGTATATCAGCAAGTTTAATGGTTTCAATGTCGTATTGAGCGAATATCTTTGGGTATTCTTTTCTCAACTCCGCCAAGCTCTGTCCTCTTTGTAAATCAGACAAAGCCATGTCACGGGAACTCTGTACAAGGAAATCAATTTTCTGCTTGTGTTCTTCCTCTTGTTTTTTAGCTTCTTCTTGCTGTTCGTTAAACCTTCTCTGTGCTTTTTCGGCTTCGGTTGCGGAATCATGGAAAGTCCACATGGCCGCACCAAGCCCTACAACGGCAGTCGCCAGCAAAACATAAGGATTGGTAAGCATTGCCGCATTGAGAGCCATTTGTGCTTTCCGTGCCAGTACACGGGCATTAGTAAGGGCTATCTCGGCTATCGTGTGTTTGCTCGTTGCGATAGTAGTAAGCATCACAGCAGTACGATATGCGCCATAAGTAACTACTAATCCAGCAAGTATCTTGCCGACTGTTTCGTAGTTTTCAATCAAAGAAGTAGTCATTTGAATGCCGTCCATAATTACACCTTCCGATTTCTCACCTAACTCGTTGAGAACACTATCCATCGCATCCTGCATCATAGAAAGCTGACCGTTTATCTCTTTTGAAGCGTTTTCGGACATCTGATAGAATCGACCACCGGCGGAAGTAGCATCTATAAATGCCTGCTGAACCATTTCTGCGGAAATAGCCCCTTTAGACATCTCATCTTTGAGGGTAGCGATAGACTTACCGGTCTTTTCAGACATGATTTGCAGAGGATTGAATCCTGCATTAATCATCTGATTGAGGTCTTGACCCATCAGTTTACCGGCAGCGGACATCTGAGAGAATGCCAAAGTCATAGAATTAAACTTTTGTGTGTTCCCCATAGAAACATCGCCAATAGCTTGTAGATAACGGGGAACTTTCTCGGCTTCAATGTTGAAACCAAGCATCATCTGCGTAGCTGCTGTTACATCAGAAAACTCAAGCGGGGAAATTTTAGCGAACTCACGAACTTGTGACATGAGGGCATTGGCTTTCTCTTTGTTTCCCAATAAAGTTCCAATAGCAGTGTCAGCAGCTTGGAACTCGCCACGTACACGAATCATTTCAGAACCTAATGCTTTCAGTACACCAGCGCCACCGATAACCGCCAAGGCTTTCTTCCAAGAAATAGCAATACCATTATTAGTTTCTACAACCTCTTTTGCGTCATCATTGTAAAGGGCGTATTCATCCCGAAGTTTCTTTACGGAAAGACGCGCTTCGGCTTGTTGTTGGGTTAATCCAAATAAAGCCGCCTTTTCTTCATCAAGAGCTTTGCGGGCAGCATTGTATTCTTCTAACTTGCTATTTGCTGATAACGGATTCCTTTTCAATGCTATACGATAAGCATCCCCAAGTCGTTTTACATCCGCTTCAATATCCTTAACTACCGCTTTTTGAGCAAGAATCTTCTCTGTGAATCCATTCACGACCTGGGAAGCATCGAAGATTTTCCTTTTGAATCCCGTTTCCATCTCCGCTCCAGCTTTGGCTGCATTAGTCACCAACTCATCCAATCTTTGGTTGGATGCAGCAAGTTGGGCATTCAAAGCCTTGAAAGCAGCAGGAGACTGCGTGCCATCCATGCTCATTAACTCCTGCTTTAACTTCGCAATTTCATTACGAAGCCTTACAACTTCTTCCCAGTCACTACCTACCTTAAAATATAATTTCGCCATATCTATAATTTTTTCCTACGATTAGCCAATTCCTTACCACTGATTCTATTCACCTTCTGACCACCATATACTGCGTGTAACTTATCCCGTTGCATCATCAACAGATTCCTATAAGGGATAACCTCAAACACTTCTGTATAACTCAAATGAAGCGTGTCAATCAAATGAGCTATCTGCCCGAAGAACGTTGTGTTTCCTACTGTTTCGGTCTTGCTGCCAGCATCAACACGTTCCTCATCGAGCTGACACACTGAAAAGCCGAAATATCCATCATAGAGAAACAGACTTCCAAGGCATCTTTGACTTCTTCAAAAGTGCCGTTCTCCAATTCTTTGACCAAACTATCATTCCCGCAGATAAAGCATGAAATACCTTTCAGCATATCTTCAGTAGCTTCAGGAAGCTCTTTAATAGCCTCCATGATATTATCTCCTCGCAGGGCGATATTGGAAAAATGATGAATGGCACGACAGATAATTTTAATTGTAGGAGGTTTAATGGTATAAACCATCCCTCCTATCTCCACATTCATGAAATCCAGCCCTAACAAAGCATCAGAAACTGTTTTTGCTGCTTGATTCATATTCTTAAACTAAAAGGGGGAATGGTATATATCCATCCCCCGGTTATCACTCTTGTGCTTTTAC